GATATGAAACGATTGGAAATAATTTATTATGCAAACCACAATAAAAAAATATTATGATAATAAATTATGCCTTACAAACGTATGATAGGTCATCCAACTCTTGTTTTGATAGGTATTGCACAAACAATAAAAAGGAACTTTTTCACAAATGTGTAAGTTCTTTTTTCAATTCAATAAAAAATGCGGCAAGTGAAAATTTAGATTTACAACATAACATACATGTTGTAGATAATGGCTCAACAGAAGAAACACTCGATTTAATTGAAAGGGCTATTAAAAAATTTAACAGTGAAAATGTCAATATTGAATTAAAAAAGCTGAATAGTGGTTCTATGATTGAATCAATAGAATATTGTTTTGAATGGTTGAAAGAAACTGAGGGTGATTTAGTGTACTTGGTTCAAGATGATTATTTGTACGTTGAAGACGGCATATATCAAATGATCGAAGTCTTTTTGGATTTTTACGCAGAAACAAACCATTTACCATTAATTTATTGTTTTAATACACCGGCACATTGGAAAGAACAATATAAGTTGAGGTCGACACCTAGGTTAATATACCCAGGAAAAAAACAATATTGGATGCAGAACTATGATATATCTTGCACCTTTATGACACACAGAGAACAGTTGCGAAAAAACTGGCATTGGATTGAATACTTTATGAGTATAGATCAGGTGAACGGTCTACACAACAAAGGCGATTTAGAAAATATTTCTTTAAATAAAATTCTAGTTGACGAAAAAGTTTTAGGACTTATGCCATTTGAAAGTGTTGGACTACACATGCAAGGAAATAGAGAAAAAGAACCCTACATAGATTGGGTAAAAAGATGGGATTCGATTGAGTTAATTTAATAAGGATAAATTGTTATGAAAAAGATTTTAATTATGGGTCTACCTGGTTCAGGTAAAACCTACTTCGCAGAAAAACTTAAAAAATATCTTGAAGATAATGGTGATATTTTTAAAGTAAATCCAGATAAACTCTTAAATTATGAGGGTATTCCAGATCATACTTTGTTGAAAGTTTCTGTAGACTGGTTCAATGCTGATGAAGTACGAAAACGTTTTAATGATTGGGACTTTAGCCGAGAAGGACGTATTCGCCAAAGCCTAAGAATGTTTGAATTTGCAATGAAGTGTTCTGGAGATTTTGTCATTTGTGACTTTGTTGCACCTCTGCCAGAAATGCGTCATAATTTTAAAGCTGATTGGACCATTTGGATGGATACAATCGATGCTGGTAGATATGATGATACAAATAAAGCATTTGTTCCTCCAGAAGTTTACGACTTTAGAATCACCGAACAAAATGCGGAAAAATGGGTTGAGTTTGTAGGCAATCATATTTTAGAAAATCGCCACAGACCAAGATTTGATTGGCAAAAAGAAACAGTTCAAATGCTAGGTCGTTGGCAACCGTGGCATCAAGGGCACCGTAAGTTGTTTGAACGTGCTATTGCTAAGACAGGACAAGTTGTTATTCAAATTAGAGATTGTCAAGGATGGCAAGGTTCCAATCCATTTGCTATTGAACAAGTTAAGAACTATATTCGTAGAGATTTAGACACACTTTATCAAGGTCAATACGAAATTCAAGTTGTACCAAACATTGTGAACATTACTTATGGTCGTGATGTTGGTTACAAGATTGAGCAAGAAGTTTTTGATGACGCAACACATTCAATTTCCGCAACGAAGATTCGTAAGGAAATGGGAATTGAGTGATAGTACAATAAATGAAAGTATTCGTTAACGGTTCGTTTGACGTACTACACACGGGTCACCTAGATTTGCTGAACTACGCAAAAAGTTTAGGTGACTTTTTACATGTTGCAATAGATTCCGATAAGAGAATTTCAGAGAAGAAAGGTGCAGATAGGCCATTCAATAGTGAACATAATCGAGCAATGTTGATGTCAAACATAAAAGCTGTAAATCGGGTCTCTGTCTTTGATTCGGATGAAGAACTTATAAATATCATTAAAGAATATGAACCGGATTGTATGATAGTAGGATCAGATTGGAAAGATAAGCCTATCATCGGTTCACAACATGCAAAAAAAATAATTTATTATGAAAGAATTATTGATGAATCGACAACGAAGACCATTGAAAGTTATATTAATAGGCGACAAATGCATAGATGAATACCACTATGGTAACATTGATAGATTAAGTCCAGAAGCACCAATTCCAGTTTTTGTACCAAAGCGTATTGAGAGTAAAAATGGTATGGCTGCCAACGTAGAAGAAAATTTAAAAGCGTTGGGTGTAGAAGTCATTTCCTATTTTGGCTCAACATCAGTCAAAGCAAGAATGATTGATGAAAGAACCAAACAACATATTTTACGCATCGATAACGATGTTCAATCGGAACCTTTAGATCATATCAAAACATATTTTCCAAAAAACGTTGATGGTATTATAATATCAGATTACAACAAAGGTTTTGTTTCGTATGAACTTATTGAAAGTTTGATACAAACAGGTATACCAGTTTTTGTTGATACAAAAAAGACCGACTTAGCACGGTTTAATGGTGCCATCGTTAAAATAAATTCCGCCGAATATGCCAACTCAAAAAGCACACCAAAAAATTTAATTGTAACTATGGGTAAACACGGTGCAATGTGGGAACAAAGAAAATATGAGGCTCCAAAGGTTGAAATTGCAGATGTATGTGGTGCAGGCGACACATTTTTAGCCAGTTTTGCATTTGAATATCTACAAACAGGAAACATAGATACTTCTATAGGGTTTGCAATTAAAGCATCATCTATCACAGTAAAACATATCGGTGTTTATGCACCGTCAATTAAGGAAATATATGCTGAATAAAGAAGGTAAAATAAAAAAAGGTTGGGGTTCAGAATTAATTTGGGCATCAACTCCAGAATATTGTGGTAAGTTTTTAAACTTTAATACTGATGCAAAATTTTCAATGCACTTCCATCAGAATAAAGATGAGAGTTGGTACGTGCTTTCAGGTAAATTTGAGATAGAATATATTGATACCAAAGATGCAACACTACATAAAAAAATTCTAGGTGTAGGTAATACCTGGAGAAATAAACCTCTAGAACCACATCGAATTACTTGTTTAGAAGAAGGTACTATTATTGAAGTCTCAACTGGTGACCACAAAGAAGACAATTATAGAGTGATGTCCGGAGATTCCCAGAAATGAAAATATTGGTGACTGGTCATAAAGGGTTCATCGGCCAAAATATGGTTAAAGCACTTTCTCCAGTGCATGATGTGACCGGTTTTAATTGGGGAGAACATTTTCCCGGATATGATTACGACCTCGTGATACATCTTGGTGCAATATCATCTACTACCGAAAGGGATGTAGATAAAATTATGCGTCAAAACTACGACTTTTCAGTATGGTTGTTAGAAACATGCAATCGTCTTGGTATTGATTTTCAATATGCGTCATCAGCTTCTGTGTATGGATTGGGCACGGAATTTAAAGAAGACTCTCCAGTGGACCCAAGAACTCCGTATGCATGGTCGAAGTATATGTTTGAACGATACGCACAAAGTAAAACATGGGGTATAAAGGTACAAGGTTTCAGATACTTTAATGTATATGGTTCAGGTTCTGTTGAAGACCACAAAGGAGGACAAGCTAGTCCATACCATAAGTTTTCAAAACAAGCACAAGAGAAAGGTGTCATTGATATTTTTGAAGGTTCGGACAGCTTCCGTAGAGATTTTGTACCAGTGGAATCTGTTGTTGATACTCACCAAGCGTTCTTGAATGTCAAAGAGTCTGGCATTTGGAATGTTGGAACAGGAAAAGCAAAGTCCTTTTTGGAGGTGGCACAAGAAGTTGCAATAAAATATGATGCCAAATATCAATTTATTCCAATGCCAAAGATTTTACAGGACAGTTATCAAGCATACACCTGTGCAGACTTGACCAAGATTAGGAAAACATTGGCATAAATACCTTACAATAAGGAGAAATTTTAATGCCTTCGGTTACCAACAGACAAACATTTAAAGAATACTGCCTACGCAGACTTGGTTTTCCAACCATCGAAATCAATCTCGATGATGACCAGATAGAAGACCGAATCGATGATGCGTTCCAGTACTGGCAAGACTACCATTTTGATGCACTTCAAAAGGTATACTACATCAAACAATTAGACGCAACTGATATAACAAACAAATATATCAATATGTCACCGTCAGTGACACTTGATACCGGTAATAATGCGGTAAACATTGTTGGTGTAACACGTGTCTTTCCAATTTCAGACTCGATTAACACAAACAATATGTTTGACCTCCGTTATCAGCTACGTCTGAATGAACTGTATGACTTTACATCGGCATCTTATGTGAACTATACACTTACGATGCAACATCTCCGTTCACTTGAGTTATTGTTTACAGGTGAAGTACCAATTCGTTATCAACGACACATGAACAAACTGTTTTGTGACTGGGGATGGGGTTCAGCCGTGAAAGCGGGTGATGTGGTGATTGCCGAATCATATGCAATGATTGACTCTGCTCAGTATGCATCAGTCTGGAATGACCGTTGGCTCAAAGAATATGCTACTGCACTTATTAAGAGAAATTGGGGTTCCAATTTAAGTAAATTTCAGGGGGTACAACTTCCAGGTGGTGTTATGTTGAATGGTCAACAAATCTACAACGATGCCGTAGAAGAAATAAAAGCATTAGAAGAAGAAATGCAATCTAAATATGAGTTACCGGTAGATTTCTATTTGAACTAACATGGCGACCAATTTATATTTTAATAATTTCGGAAGTAGTCCGGAGCAAAGGCTCATGGAAGACTTGATGATTGAAACCATTAAGATTAATGGTGTCGATTGTTATTACGTGCCAAACATCAATGAGGCTGCCAGAGATTTAATCTATGGTGAAGATCCACTCAAGAAGTTTACTGCCGCATATCCACTAGAACTCTATATCACTAACGTAGATGGATATGAAGGTGAAAGAGAATTCTTCTCCAAGTTTGGTTTAGAAATTCGAAACAACATGTCTGTGATTGTTTCTAAACGTTCTTTCTCACGTTGGGTTCCACAAGACACATATATTAGACCACGTGAAGGTGATCTAATTTACATTCCATTCTTATCTCAAACAGGTGAGATGTATGAAATCAAGTATGTAAATTATACAGAAGCATTCTATGTTATGGGTAACAAATATCCATACTTCTACAAACTTGAACTTGAGAAATTCAAATACTCACAAGAAACAATTGATGTTGGTATTCCAAATATTGATGATATTGTTTACGATAATGCATACAACATCACACTTACAATGAATACTGCTACTGGTAATGGTAACTTTATACAAGGTGAATCTGTACACAACACAGCCAACACGGCATACGGAACTGTTGCTTCTTGGGATAAACCAACTGGTATCTTGAAGGTTACAGATAACTATGGTGAATTTGCTAACAATACTCTTGTTCGTGGTAACACAAGTAATGCATCATATACAACTTCACAAACACCAGATGAGTTGATTGATCCACAAGAACGTGAAATGTATGATAATAAAGTTATACAAACAGAAGCAAATGAAATTGTTGATTTATCAGAATCAAATCCTTTCGGTAGCATAACATGACGGCAACAAATTATTCATACCATCGTACAATCAGAAAAATGGTTGTTGCGTTCGGCAACATATTTAATGAAATTAATTTAGTACGTTATGATTCAAACGGCTATGAAAAGGAACATTTTCTTGTTCCAATTGTGTATGGCGGAAAAGAAAAGTATGTATCTCGCCTAGAAGGTGATCCAAACCTAGACAAGAAAACACAGATAACTTTACCTATCATGTCTTTTGTAATGGAAAACATGAAGTATGATGCAGCCAGAAAATTAAATACTAATTTTAAAATCAATATTCCATCCGGAACAACTTCACTATCAACATACAATCCTGTTCCATTTGATTTCGATTTTACTCTCTATGCATATGTTCGTAACATTGAAGATGGTGCTCAACTTATGGAGAAGATTCTTCCATATTTCACACCAGATTATACTATTGCGGTCAATTTAATACCTGAACTTGGTATGATTAAACAACTACCAATCGTCCTCCGTGATGTTTCGAATGAGATTGATTATGAAGGTGACTACAATACAAACATTCGTTCTATCATCTGGACACTCAACTTTACTGTAAAAGGTTATTTGTATGGACCAGTTTCACAACCAAAAATTATTAGAAGTTCGATTACAAACATTATTAATGAACCTTCATTACATGAGAGCAATGTTGTAGGCACCATGGCGGCAGGTGGTTTAGGTAAGTACCAATTTGGTGAAGATGTTTATCAAGGTTACTCTTATGATACAGCAACAGCCACGGCTAAAGTTGTATCTTGGAACGCAACCTCAAAATTATTAGAACTTACTGATGTGTTTGGGCATTTAACTAGCGATAAAAAAGTGATTGGTGTGACTACAAACGCAACATGGATAGCAAATAGTTTTAATCTAACATCAAATTCTTCAGTTAAGATTACTGTTGCACCAAACCCATCAAATGTTGTGATGCCAAATAATTATACATACACTATTACAACTCAAGAATTTCCTAATATAACTTAATTATGTCCAAATTTGAAAAAAGTATGTCTGAAATTTTTGATGTAGAAGTAAAAGTTGAACAATCAGTACAAGAGATTCTACCTTCTGTTCAAGAACCAACCAAGTTCGGCACACCAGCTAGGCTTGAACAAGACCTTGACCAAGACTACGAAGAATCTCGGAAGACAATTAAAGATTTGGTAAACAAAGGCAATCAGGCAATCGACCATCTTCTTGCTATTGCTTCTGAGTCTGAACATCCACGTGCGTTTGAAGTTGTTGCTACACTCATTAAGAATACAGCAGACGCAAACGAAAAACTTATGACGATGCAGAAGGCAGTGCGTGACATGAAGAACATCAAACAAAAGAGTGATGTTACTGTTGACAAAGCCATCTTTATTGGTTCAACATCTGAACTATCGAAAT